GGAATTGACCTGTAATCCCTTCCAACTTAAACATAGGTCTTGAGATTATGCGTTTGGCATCTTGTGAGCAGATTGGGCAAGCCCTTACTCGGACACTTTCATCAACATAAGCCTCGGTTACGTGATAATCCTCACAGCAGAACTCAAACATTCGTTTCATGTTGGAGCTCCTCGTAAGCTTTCTCACATATTTCCTTACGCTGGAGAACCAGATTAAGAATATCTAACTGTCCTTTACGGAAAAAAAGTTCTTGTGTGTCCGCGACAGTAGATAAATCGTTTAAGCTAGCCTTCAATGCTTGGAAATCTTCCATCAATAATGCCCACCCTTGGGTAGCCATCATCGAAAACATCTCTTCGTAATAAACCTGTAGTTCTTTATCCATTAGGAGAACCTAGTAGTTAATAATTAACGAATATTATACTAAAAAGTAGTACTTGTCAAGCCTTTTTTGATCTATTCATCATTTGTAGGGTAGCAATACGCTCATTTGAGGCAATATCGGCTGCTTTTAGGTTAACTTGCTTCTCTTTTAGCATCACATCCGCCAGTTTTAGGCGTTTATCGAAGTCGCTGCTCTTGTCAATGTTCGTTGCAGCGGCCTGAATAACGTCAACCCGGTGTTTTTCGGGTATCATTTGAGCCTCAACCAGTGTCTTTTGAGCCTCTGCCTGCTCTTTAGCAGCCTTGGCAGACACTTCCTGCACCTGAGCCTGCGTAAGAGCCTGCTGGAGCTGCTGTTGCTGCATAGCAGCCTGCTGAGCTTGCGGATTGGGTTGGCTCATCTGGTCCAATGCCTGCATCAGTTCTGCCCTGTTGGACAGGGAACTGTTAGCCAGGATACCCTTTAGGATGATCGGAAGCACAGGAGTGTCCGGTCCAAGAGTTTGTAGGAGGCCAATAAACTGTTGTTGCTCGTATTCCCGTGCAATAATGCCCAGATTACCGGTAGGAATAAAGTTCATATCCACAGACGGATAACGCTCAGGATCAAACTGCATATACCGGAAGGCAGCTTTCTTGATAAACGGAATCAGGAAATCTTCCTGGAAGTTACTCAAGGTACGTTTGTACTTCTTGATAATCCCTGCCATCACCATACTCATGCCACTAGCGCCAGCATCTCTAGGCACATTGGTAGGCATTCCAGAAGCGTCTACCGTACCAGTGGCCTGAAGCAGCATACGCTCAAAGTTCTGAGCCGCAGCAGCGTTAGTCCCATCAGTCCTACCGAAGTTAAACGGCATCAAGATCTCAGACGGTGCTCCGTTGGTCAGGATAGCCTTACCAGGACGGACCTCAAACTTAGCGCCACGGGGCAGTCGAGTGGCATCCATAGCCACCATAGGAGCCGTAGTCAGAGCCATCGAGTCCAGCATGGAGCGATACTGGCTATCAATGGCTTTTTGCATGTTGTAGGCCTTTTCAGCCGTTCCACGACCCCAGAAACGACCAGGAACCGTATCGTCTTGATACGCCACCACAGGACGATCCTTCATCATGTACGGAGAGGCTTCAGCTTTTAGAAGAATCCCATCATTGGCGATAACCACAATGGCTTCCACCAAGTTAGCATAATCCTCAGCCTCTGAACCTTCAGGGAACAGTTCCTCGTAATCTCCCTCATCTTCACCATCAAGGAGTTCTTTAGGAACCAGGCCATAATAGGTTAGCAATTTAACCTTGTCGTCTTGGTATTGGGAATTTTCCTGTGTAGGTTCCAGCTCTTGACTGGTGTAATCGGAACCGAGATCAACTTTCTTGTAAGTTCCGTTCTCCATGTTTTGAACCACTTTGTGGATGGAGACATACTTCTCAATTGCAATCCCCAGCGCATCCTCGATGCTGTCAGCATTAGGATCAATCAAGAAGTTCTTGGGGTTGACAGGTTTCAAAGGTACGCTGATGCGCTTGTATTCTTCTACACCAATAGCAGCAGTACCAGCAACACCAGGAATAGGCTTAGTTGCTGGACGATAAGCCGTAGACTCTTTAACCAAGATCTCACCGATACCTGTGCCATAGATCTCAGCCATGAGTTCGATTGCATCAATAGCTTTGATAATCTTGTCTTGCTTGAAGTCTTCATTCAGCTTAGCCTTGATCTCGTCAACATCCAACGGATTACCGTTCACGTCCATGATGTCGTCTTTGATGTCAAAGAATTCACCTTGACCAAAGATAGCTTCCATCACTTCAGCGTGGCGAGTCTCAATGGCTTGCTGCGTGGCAGGAGACACCAAGCGGCTACGCTCAGATTCTTTACTTTTATCCAGCACACTCCACTTGCCACGGAAGATGCGCTCATACTCTTCCCAATCAGGAAGGAAGTTTACATCTCGATAATCACGCCAACGGTTGGTATGATCAATAACAAAGCTAACCAAGTCACGCTCAGTTTCGCTGGGTTCCTCGTAGCCTTCAAGTTCAGTTTCTTCCATTGTGTTTCCTTACCATTTAACTTTGTTGGCCCAATAAGCAGCACTCATCTTACCTTTGGCGATGTTTGCAGCATGACGAGCCTTGAAAGCCTTGTTACAGGCTGTACCGTCAGGAGAACCTTGAACGCCTTGCTGTCCAAAGCGAATCAACTTAACTTCGTCACCCGACTTAGCCAAAACAGCATGAGACTTGGTTGGGTGGCCTGGAGTACGTTTAGGCTTGTTGTAGCCAGTAAACTCTTCTTTTCCACGTTTAATCATTCAGTACCCCGCAATTGGATCAAGAATTTCAAACTCATCTTCCTCGTAATCAGCGTTGTAGTTAGCTACAGCAAGCTGATCCACATAACTTAAAGCATCCACTAGGTCATCATGCACACCAGAGGTAGGGAACATGATGAGTTGATCCCTAAACTCAGTCCAATCTTCATTTTCATTAAATGAGACTCGACCATGTTCCATGCGTCCTTGTAGCGCCCAGATAACCCTATCCACCTTCTTTTTGTTTCCGTGAGTAAGATCATGTATGTGTGCATAGATGTTGTTCTTCCTCATCAAGTCGTTTAGGTATGGAAGCACTGCATTCTTCAATGCTCCCCGCTCGATACCGATAGCACTGGGTTGGAAGTCCCTGATGGTTTTAAGAATATTGACAGCCGTTTGTCTAATGTCCCATCGACCGTGCTCAATGCTATGAACCCACCAATCACCGTTATCCAGAAGCTTAACAATAGCAATAGCAGTCTCATCTAAACGCTTCTTAGATGCTCCGGCATTCTTAGCCACATCCTCAAACCCAGCCAAGTCCACAGCAACGTAGTAGGCTCCAAACTGAGGTTCCTTAGCTTCCTTGAACCACTCTTCCTTAAAGACATCAGCACCAGCGGTATCAAAGGAGCTTAGGTATTCCTGCTTAAAGGCAAAAGAGCTAAGAGTCTTCTGAGCAGCCTCAATTTCTTTTGGATCAATGGTTTCATTGTCCTTGGTGGTAAAGTGCCAGCTCTTCCATTCCTCATCGTCTGTTTGACCAAGCTGGAATACATCGTAGAACCAGTTACGACCAGAAGGAGTAGAAATAAACAATGCTCTACCCTTCTTGTCAGACAAAGATGCTCGGATAATCTTTTCCCAAACATCCTGCTTAACGAAAGCACACTCGTCCAAGACGACATACGTCAGGGACATACCACGAAGACTATCAGGGTTATCAGCCCCACGCACTAGAATCTTCCTACCGTTGATTAAGGTTATTTCCAGGTTGTTCACATGACTGGACTTAATCACTGGCCTACCGAGCTCGTGTAGCAAATCCCAGATAATCGACCTTGCCTGTCCTAGCGTTGGGGCGATATACATCACCGCTGAACCGTCAGGACAATTCAATCCCTCTATCAACAAGGTAACAGCAGACAACCTAGACTTACCACAACGGCGTCCTGCTGCCACTACTTTGAACCGTTTCTTAGACCCAAATACTTCCTGCTGCCACTTTAGGAGTTGAAAGTTAAGACTGGTCATAGTCTTTCACTTCCACGTCAGTCACATCAATAACCTGCTCACCAAGGTCCACAGAAGGGCTTTGGAGGCCTGAAATGTTGATGGAGATACTTGGGGTACTACCACCGTTCTTAGACGCCTCAAACATCGATACAGGCACAATCCTATCGACAATCAACTTCCAGGCTGCTGCTTGGTTCTTATGCTCGTCATTCAAAGCAGCATCGTAAATGGCCTCAAGCACCTTAGCTGACTTCGGGGAGTTCAGCATTCGAGCCTTGTACTCATTGATGATCGCTGTGTCACCCTTTGGTCGACCAATAATCCCAGTGTTCTTTTTCTTTACGGCGACAATCTCACCCTTCTTGGGCCTACCTCGACCACGTTTCTTAACTTCTGGTTCCATGTTTATCCTTCGGGACATGGTTAGACAAAACATTAGGGATAGACAAAAATTCTTTAATACCCCTATATACATTAAAGTATACATTAATGTTAATAATATTAATTATTATTTTACATAAATGTATACTTTAACGTATCTATGTACTTAAAAGTATACTCTAAAGATACTTTAGCATACTTTTTAGCACTTGTCAAGCACTTTTTAAAGAAAAAGATAAGATTTATTGTCTTTTTACTGTTCCGGTCTTCACTTTAAAGTCCCGCTTCCAGGGTGCACGTCTGCCCCGCTAGAGTCTCTATTTGTCTTATGTTAAGTTATTTGTCTATAACTAACGAAATATCGTTATAAATCATAACCTTATCTGATTCTCATCTGTCCCCAATTAAATGTACTATTTAGTTACTTTTTAGGTCCAGGTTTACTTTTTTGTGAACGCTAGAGGCTCCCGCAAAAGTAAACACTCAAGCCACACCCCTCCCCCCTATGTAAGTACTCACTAGCAAGTCAGGTTCTAGTCAGGTTCAGCGAAGTAAGCACT